AGTTAAAAGTAGGTTCAACTTATTTCATTGATAATAGTGAAAGAGTAAAAGGAGTATTCGTAGAAAGAAAAGGAGATTCAATCTTCTTTGATTGTGGAGAGGATCATTACTACTACCATTCAATAGTACCAGGAAAGGAACATTTGGTTTCGTTTATGAGTGAAGGAGAAGGATTTGAAGAAGTAATATAATTAAAATAAATTAAGCGGGACTGTTGTCTCGCTTTTCTTTTTTCATTATCTTTAGGTATTAATAATTCAAACAACAAACAGTTATGACAAAATTATTCAGAGACGTAGACTATTACATTGTACAAGCTTCTAACAGTACACAGAGAGAATTTGAATTAGACTTCGCAGACATCATTGAAGTTTATGATACAAATGAAACTACAATCACTACTGAGTGTGGAAGAACATTAATCATTACTTGGGCTGATAATTACTTTAAGTCTTATCATGTGATCTACGAGACTGAGCAAATGTCGAATGGAGTTGATAGAGGGATGATACTAAAGGTTATTGATTTACTTCAGACAATAGAAGTAGATGGAGAAACAATGCAGTACATTCTTCAAAGAGTAGGAATGGAAGATCAAATGTTAAGACAATTAATACTAACAGCTACCATGGATGATGTGTTGTGTTTAGTAGAGACAAAAAATATGTTATAAAAGTTGCATCGTAATATAATTCTCAGTATCTTTAGGTATTAATAATTCAAACAAACAAAAAAGGTTATGACAAAACAACAATTTTTATCAGGAGTACAATTTTATGTATTAGGAAAAATGTATAACGGAGCAAGTACTTATTCATACAACGAGAATGCCAATTGTATGATGAGACAATCAAGATCTTCTATAGATGAAAGAGTAGTAATGGATGAACACGAATGTAACATTAAGAAGATAGGTAGATTAGGATTTGAAGGTTACACTTTCGTAATGAGGAAAAAAGTAATATTAAAATATAAGTTTTCGGACTTAGTAATTTTTGAACAGGGAGTCTAACGACTCTCTTTTTTTTTTGGTTTTTGTAAGTGATGTCAAGGTGATGTCATGGTGAGAGCAATTTGAAATAAGTTTGATCGTTTATTTCATGCAACGGTTTTCCACGTCGGTTTTGCGACACACATCTATTTGTATATTTCTGATAAAAATTGAGGTATGGGGATATATACTTATATATACTATACATACTAATAACAAGATGTTGTTATGAACTCCCCTTCTCCTAGTACTCCAATTATTTAAAATTGCACCTTCGTGATGGCCCTTCCTAGGTAAGGTCTTTGTTCAAGTTGTCCTCTTGCATATGTCGATATAGCTGCTTCACTTCAAGCACGAGTTACCACCTATATCCCTAACCTACCTCATATATTGCGATACTACCGATTTATTACTTTAATTTAATATACAACTTTTTTGCATTTTTTGCAACAAACGACAAAAATTTTTTTTAACAAAATTTGGTTTTATAAATGATATATATTTATATACAATGAAGGAACTAGATACTAAAGGATTGTTCGATATATTCTCCCAAGGAGACGAACAAATTTTCGAGGAGCACGGAATACACGATGCTGTTAATGATCCTTTTATTTTATTTGGTATGGCTTTTACAGGAGTTGATAACTACTACATACTTGATAAAATCTACATACACAAATACGGAGAGAGGTATATCTCAGTGAGGGATTCTATCAAAATGAAGTACTTCAACACTTTAATAAAATACCTTGAGAGAATCGATATGTTACCCTCAGATACGGTGGTTGCTATATTAAATGAATTTGGAGTATTGCAGGTAAAAAATGTACTACAACAATTACTACATTTTTACGAGGAAAAAGAAATGTATGAGAACTGTGCAACTATTTTTAAATTTATTGACTTTTTTTCGCAAAATAGTTGCTAGAACCAATCTTTGTTCGTATCTTTAGGTATACAAATCAATTAAACAAAAAAAAGGTTATGGAAAATTTAATTTTAAACATCGTACAGAATTACTTTATTATTGGAGTAGTATTTGCAGTAGTGTTAGATATATTTGTCAGATGTATGAAGGCATCTGTACCGTCTACTGCTATCGAAATCTTCGCAATAATGATTGCTTGGCCAGTAGTTATTGGAACTGTAGTTATTGGTTTTATTAATAAAAATATATAATGATATCAGATTATATCTTACCGTATTTTATAATTGGATTATTAGTTACTATCCTTTCTGATATATCTATCCGAGAGATGGAAACAAGTGAACCGTTCACCTTTGTAGAAATATTGGTTTGTGTTATTGTGTGGCCCTATATAATTATTCAAGGGATTATAGGATTTTTCAACGGAGAAGATTAATTAAAAAATAAAGGTTATGTATAGAGATAAAATAAGCCTGACCGAGGCCATGTCCTTAGAATTAATAGGAGATATTACAATTGTCGATACCTCACCAGAGTCACTTAGTCCCTACCCTGAGGTAGGACAAAAATGGAAAGATGCGTTCACCTTACTACAGGCCAAGCACAGACATATATCTCCAGAGAAACTTCTCAATTTTGTATCGGCAAAATACCTAATAGAAATAAATGAAGGAGTAGTAGATAAAAGTACTAATACCTTCATGGAGATACCTTCATGGGGTACAAAATTCCAACATACTTGCCAGGTCTACTGATAATATCGAATATGTGTATATTCTCGTTAATGCGGGATATCCTAACCTTGTTAAGATCGGAATGACAATTAAAACAGTTGAGGGCAGAGTAACGGGATTAAACGCCTCTAGTACAGTAGATGAATGGGTTGCTAAGTTCGCTCTTCCTGTATCTAGGGGAAATGCAATTAAAGTAGAACAAAGTGTTCATAAATTTTTTGCCTCTTGTAGAGTTTCGTCTGACAAAGGAGGGTCAAGGGAATTTTTTGAGGTGGATCCATTGACTGCTTTTGATAAAGTACGAGAGATTGGAGCGTTGTTTGTGGTAGGAAATCCTATTGTATATTAGAATATATAATAAAAGTGCGCCGCGTAACTCCTCTGTTGTTTCTTTAAAAAAAAATCGGTAACTTCAATCTATAAGCTCTTAAAGAAAAAAAGGGATATAAAAAAATAGTAATAAAAATAAAATAGATTAAAATGAGAAACAAAGATTTATTCGAACAAAAATTAGAAAAATTCGAAGCAGAAGTAAAAAACATAGGGTATAATATTCATAGAAATGAATTAGATGTAGCTTATAGTTTAGTTGAAGTTCTTTTAGAAAAAATAGGGGATCTTAGAACTCTGTTAAATACAGAATACCAAGACTAATGAATCTAACAGCAGAGCAAATACAAAAAAATTGGGATAAGCATCTCAAAATTGTAGATACTTTTATAACAGGAGAACGTAAGGAGAAGTTAAAATCTCTTTATGTTTCCTTGGCTGATGATATGGTTTTAGCGCCTGCTTCTGGTAAACCTTCTTTCCATAATGCATTTGCTGGAGGATATATAGACCATGTTAATCGTGTGGTTCATTGTGCTTTAAAGACAAAGCAACTTTGGCAAGAGATGGGATCTACTATAGATTTCACAGATGAGGAATTAGTATTCTCTGCTCTTAATCACGACTTGGGTAAAATAGGTTCACAAGGCCAACCTTATTACATTCCTCAGACAGATAAGTGGAGACAGGATAAGTTAGGAGAAATTTATACTCACAATAAAGATCTATCATACATGCTTATTCAAGATCGTTCCTTATTTACTCTTCAGCAAAATCAAATACCTATTACTGAGAAGGAATATCTAGCAATTAAATTACACGATGGATTATATGACGATGTAAATAAACCATACTACATTTCTTTTAATCCTGATTCCAAACTTAGAACTAATTTAGTTTATATTTTACATCAAGCAGATTTCTTAGCTTCTAAAATAGAATACGATACTTGGAAAGCCTCAGGAGAGGTTCAAGAACCTAAGGTAGAAAAAACAAAAGCAAGTACAGGTAAAACAGTTAATGCCTCAGAGGGGCTAATGAATTTAGTAAAAAATATTTAACATGGAAATTTTATTAGTAGTATTAGGAATTGTGATTATAGGACTATCTTATGTAGTTTTTAACTTAAATCGTAAAGTAATCAAGCAAGAAGAAATCCTAGAATACCAAGTAGGTTACTTAAGAAATGTTTCGTACCTTATACAAGAATCGAAAATTTATGTTGAACAATTAGATGAGAAAGGTGCATTTAGATCCGACGATGAAGTAGGGGTCTTCTTTAATTTTATGAAAGAAATACAAGAAACTATAAATGATTACCGTCTCCCAGAAGACTATGGCAAAGCCACAAAATAAAGATAATTACTATTTTACACAAGAAACAGAGGATGCAATCGTAAGATATAACGCATCCTCTGATCCTGTTTTTAGAGATAAGATATTTACAAAAGAGATATATCACCCTCTATATAAGTTAGCAGAAAACATTATTCATACTTTTAAATTTTACTACCTCGACGTGGATAGTATAGAGGATTTAAAATTAGATGTAGTAAGTATGCTTGTTGAGGAAAAGTTATACAGATTTGATCCAACCAACGGTGCAAAAGCATTTTCATACTTTCAAACGATAGTAAAGAGATGGCTTATTAATTATAATAATAAGAATTATAAAAAGCTAAAGCAAGTAGGATCTTTTGAAGAAATGGAAGATTCTTACGAAGTAGAGGGAGTTCCTAATTCTGAAAGAAAAATAGCTTTGGCATCAATAGTAAACTTTTTTATAGAAAGCAGCTATAGGGATATGGAAGATATTTTTCCTAAAGAGCAAGACCAAAAGGTAGCAGATGCAATCCTTACACTATTCAAATCACGTCACGACTTAGAAATTTTCAGAAAAAAAGCTCTGTACATTTATATAAGAGAAATGACAGATTGTGAAACTCCAACTCTTACCAAGGTAATTTCAAAACTTAAGGATGAGTTTTATACCATACACAAGACTTACCAAGATGCAGGATTTTTAATTCAATAACATATTTATATAATAAATACACCATGGGATTAGATACTACAATTTTTGGAACCAAAACAGTCTCAGACATCTTAAAAGAGATCTATGACAACTCTCGAAGCAAATCAAAACAAGTCAACGCTCTTATTGGAGAACTAAAACCTCTTGTAGAAAATATCGGAGATGCAACTCTTGTTGTACCTATGATTAAAGAATACTTAGAAGTAGGAGTAAAGAATGATGAGCACCTTATTAAGATGGTAGCACTTGTACAAAGATTTGACAGTGGAGGAAAAGGATCAGAAGCAGATTTCTTCAATCCAGAAGAGTTAGCAAAGCTAATGGAACAAAGTGAAGAGATCGGTAAAAAGCTAGATAAAAAGGACGAGTAATGGCATATAAATCGCATTATGCAGCAAGAGCTGGAAGTAAGGCCTCTTCAGGAGGTGTTAAGCAACCAACTACTTCCTACGGAAGAGTAGTTAAAACAATACTATCTTTATCAGATCCAGATTGTAAAGATTCTTCAATGTTAAATGGAGTTTTTTATAGAATACCTAGCTTACTAGGAAATGAGAGTGATGATACAGGTATAGATAATACAATTTCATTTGCAAAGCAAGGGAACGCTTCTATTAGAGTTATTCCTATGGAAGGGGAATTAGTAGAGCTAATGCCAGCTTTAGGGGTAAAAGCTACAGCAGGAAAAGTAATGTATTGGGGTAAGATAGTGAATGTTTGGAATCATCCACACCATAATGCAGTACCAGATA